CCCGATAAGATTGAAGCCTTTAAGAAGCGCCGAGATAAAGAATTTCATGATGAAATCGAAGAGAACGTGTTTCAGCAACATATGCACTTCTTTGATGCAATTAGCCTGTATTCAGGTGATGAAAAGCTTAGCTTCACTTTCAATGATTGGGATCCTACCAAGCAAGAGGATGTGAACACCGCTAAAGACATCGGTAATCAGTGCTTTACGTTAGCTAAAGAGATGTTGACGGATAACTTCAACGTTATGCTTGTGGGAACACCTGGAGTTGGTAAGACTTCGCTAGCGTTAGCAATGCTAGAGGCTGTTCATGCTAAAAGAAAGACGACGATGTTTGTATCGACAATGGCTCTTTCACTACTGCTCACTGAACGATTCGATAACCGTGAAGCCCAGCAAAAGCTAGACCGCATTATTAGCGCAATGAAAAAAGTTGATGTGCTATTGCTCGATGACTTCGGGACAGAAGCCGGAATGAAAGCAGAAGGTGGCTTTAAGCCGGTACGAAAAGACTTACAAGAGTATTTCTTTAACGTTGCCGATGCTCGTTTAGCGACCATCAAAGACGATGACGACAACAAGCACCGAATTAAGTCAACCATCATCACGACTAACAACACGATGGGCCAGCTGAAACAGATGTATAACGAGAAACTATTAAGCCGATTAATTCCCCATGATGTTGATAAAACAGTAGTTTTCAAGAACATGGTGGATGTTCGATAGGAGGTAACAACATGTTATTTGGAGAAAAAGTTAAGTATCAAGGCAATACGTACGAGGTAACTAGCACCTACGATGATGGGACAGTTGATCTTGACTATAACCTTAACGTGAAGCAGAGTGAGGTAGAGCTGGTATGAAGTTTGAACGACTGAAAGCCCTGAAACGTGGTAAAGGTTACGTACATTACAAAGGCAAGCTGTGCGAGGTCATCAGCATTAACGCCTTAAAGCAGACCGCACAAGTAGCAGAGGTGGACCAGATGTTTCCGCCAGTGGTTGAAGTGAAAGCGAGTGAGTTGGATTAATGGATTTGAATAAAAAAGAGCTAGAGAAGATTGCACAGCAACTTGAAGAACAGGCAGCCGAAAATCTAACTCTGGCAAATAGAATCAAACGTATTATTAATACTTTGTAACATCAGTGAACCATTGTATAGGAGTGGTAAAGAAAATGGATAGTGTGTTGTATGCGGTGCTGTGGTTTGCGATTACGCTGATTACAGTAGTGACGATGAAGTTTGCTGGTGGCTGGGTAATTTTGCCAGTAGTGTTAGTAATTATCTTAGCGTTCATTGCAGGACGAATGCGTGAGGGGTGGTAGAAATGAAGATTGGCGAAATTGTGTCGAAGTGTAATGCAGTGTTCGACAACGAAAGAATATGTTTACGTGCAGAATTTGATGAAACTTCTTTCTCAATTAAGCGGACTGATGTAAGTGGATTTAGTGAGGTTGTCGAAGTTCCTTTGGCTTCAAATTGTTTAGTTGATTGCACTATTAATATTTGGAGTGTGCGATTAAGCAATATGGTCAAGTACATGATTGACGGTGCAATAACAACCATTCTGGAAACTCCGAAAAGTACATTGTATCCGGAAAAGAGGTATCGTCTAGTGGCTAAGCGAAAAATTGACCAAATGCCTAAATACGTTAAAAAAATAATTACAGGATTTGATGAATTTATTATTGATTTCACTAATCTAAAAAGTGAAGCAATACAGTATAACGATAGCGATTTAAAAGTGCTTGTGGAACGTGAGCCATTATTAGCGCCTGCAATTGATGCGATGAAGAAACCGATGGAGGACGAATGAGAGAGGGATGGTAGTGGAGATGACAGAAGAATTAGTAATTATGCACGAACGGCAAGCGGTAACAACTAGCTTGCAAGTAGCAAAGGTGTTTGAGAAAAGACATGATCGGGTAATTCGAGCTATTGAAGCTAAAATGGCTGACCCCAATTTTGGGGCGAGTGGAATGTTTACCAAAGGTGCCTATACAGATGCTAGTGGAAAGTCCAACAAGATGTACTACATGAACCGTGATGGATTTACATTTATTGCATTTGGCTTTACAGGGACTAAAGCAGACCAATTCAAGCTAAAGTATATTGATGCTTTCAATCAGATGGAAAAGTAGCTTCAACAACAGAAACCACTAACTTTACCAGAACAGATTAGTTTGATTGCTAAGGGCTACGAGAGCCTTTCGGCAGATGTCAAGGACATCAAAGATCGTATGGGGCTGCCTGGTAATATGGCGCATACATTTACTAAAAAGCGTAATGCAAAGATTATCAGTATTCTGGGTGGTAAAGACTCTAACGCATACAGTGACAAGAACATCAGAGCTAAAACTTACCGTGCTTTGTTTAGTTCGTATCGTGAAACATTCGAGCAAGATCGTTACAATGATTTGCCTATGAAACAGTTTGACAAGGCAGTGGAATTTATCAATAACTGGTATCCACCATTTGAGTTACAGCAAGAAATTCAAATGGTAAATGCACAATTAGAAATTGTTTAAGGAGCATGACTGATGAGCATATATGACTTACTAGCAGTCGCTATCGTTGGTGCTGGTGGCTTCGTCCTGGGAGTAGTAACAACGATTAAGGCTGACAATACGCACGAAAGAATTAAAGGAAAAGATAAATGAATTGAATAAGGAAGTGTCAAGATGGATTGTATTACACCAATGCTAAGTGAAGCCCTCAACAGTATTGATGACTGGGGCGATGAGAATGACAAAATAGACTGTCTTTTATCACCTGACGACTGGCGACTGCAAGAGATTCTTAGATTTAGAAAGCGGATAGTGTTAGCGAAGAAATCAAGAGAACAGCGTGATATAGCAGCTATTCGGAAAGAGTTAGCAAGACGTAAGCTTACGGATAAGCAATATCAAACAGAGTTCTTATATCAACACGGTTTATCCGCTGGAAAGATAACGAAAATTATAGATATTGCTAGAAGCACTGCTGATAAGATTATTCTTGAATATCGAGCTAGCCACTATGGTAATGATCGGAAGGTAATGGGAATGACTGATGCCTTGGAACTGATGAAAGCTGAATAAAAAAAGACGCTCTACCGTGAGAGCGCCCTTGAGATATAAATAAAAGCAAATCAATTATATCACAAGGGAGAGTGCTAATGGTGGGTTTAGTGCCAACGTTAGATAAAAAAGCAACTATTGCAAAGGTTCGTGAGTTTTTCTCTGAAGATAAGTATTATCCCACGATTAAGCGACGATCCGGTGAGTATGGCTTAAAGTCGCCACAGATGGACATCACTGGAGTCCGTGGTTCACGGTTCGGTAACTCGACTGAAAAGATGATGGTCATGTTTTCCGAGTATGCTAAGGCCAAGCGGACAGTTGATGACGCAATTGCTGGCTGCCGGCAAATGAGCCAGGTTATTCTCAAGAAGCGTTACATTGATGGCTGGGATATTTATGATGTGCGGCCACTAATTAATCGGTATGGACACGAAACGTATGCCAACGCTGACAAGTATGCCTGTCTTGAGTTTGCGGATTGTCTGGAGCGTAAGGCGTGGGAGAACAATGTCGACAGTGAAATCATCCCCCACCTGCTGGTATTTGAAAAAAACGGGTCATGAAAGGGTCGTGAGCAGGTCGCTAGCGGGATACGAACGGGAATCAATCTACTATATTATGGTATTGTCAAAAGAATTAGATGTGACCTAAGTAAGTCATTATAAACTGCTTAATAATACGACTTTATTGATTTTGACAGAGGAGAATAGACGAGTTACTACCAGAACTCAGGATCTCTCTGCTAAGTGTGTGGAACGGTAACCAAGACGGAGATGGATGCAAGTTCCATAATCCACGTTGAGACTAGCATGTACCAACATTACATTCATAAATATACCTCGATTCTATGTGACAGCGGTTTGGCTTTAGCGACGTACTAATTGGTTATCACTCCTTGAAAATTTATTTTTATTAAATAGCCGGCTTTGCTAGTCTCACGGCAACCACGTTGAAATTACAACGAAAGAAGTCTGCACTCAACTTCAACGGCTTAACGAGTGCATATTATACTTGCGGCAAGGGGACAACTCCTTACGTAAGTTTACGCTGATAAAGATGTAGGATTAGACGTCCTACGGGGAACGGTTCGATTCCGTCCATCAGCATTGGAAGGCAATATATATATGGAGGTGGAACTAGCACCTCACTCGCTTTATGCCGTCCATCGCTAACGTTCTCTGGTGAGAGCACAGGTGGAAATTTTATGCGATTCAACAGAAACCTGCGCATGAAGTTCGGTTCGATTCCGGCTCTTAGCATAGTAAGCAATTATTAAGAATAACTACTATATTTTTAGACACGTCAACTCGATTGCTTACGAGCTTCAGCAAGCACCACAAAATATATTTAGAAATCAATATATTTGTGCAATGCAACATCGCTTGTTGAAGCGTGTTCGATATGGAAAGTCGGGCACACATACATATCATTCAAGCCTAGTCAAACGACTGGGCTTTTATATTGGAGTAGCTGGAGAACATGCTATTATAAATTCATAGATGGCAATCCTTCTAAACTAGAATATTGAGGTGTTCTTATGTCTAAGGTTCGTATAATTATTAATGACGAAAAAATCAATGATAAGCCAATAGTATTGATTGATAATAAAGAGGTTGGCCTATTACATGATATTCATTTTGATTGGAACACAAAAACTAGTAAGAAAGACACCTCAGCAAGATTATCGATTAGTTATTGGAATATGAATCATAATTTGATTACTAAAGAAAGCTATACTTCAGCATTTTTAGGTAATAATTTAGACGAAGACTAAGCCAGCCTAGCTGACAGGTCAACGCTTGTCAGCTTTTAAAGTACATAAAAATAAATAAGATTCTTTCAATATTCTGTTGGATAGGAAGGTGGTGTGGTGATATGCGCACACATGAATGCTGGCATCGGGGATGTCATGAGTTATGCACTCCAGGTCAGAACTATTGTAGCAAGCATGAGCAAGAGCATAAGCAGGCAGAACTACAACGACTACATGAGTATCACCAGACAGAACAATATCACCAATACCATAATGAATGGCAACGGATATATAACGAAGAACAACGTGATCCAGTTGCTAATGCATTCTATCATTCAACACAATGGACTAAGCTACGTGATTACGTGAAACGAAGAGATATGATGATTGACGGTTCAACAGGTAAAGCATTAAGTGATCATGATTACATTGTTGACCATATCATCCCACGAAAATATTGCAAAAATCCATTTGATGAAAAAAATTTGTGGCTGTTGTCAAAATCGCAACACAATCGCAAAACTTTAATCGAACAAGCAATTGCTGAGAAACCAGGCGGAGTCAACAAGCTTCGGCACATCAGCCGAAAAACTTGGCGAAGATGGTTGAACGAAAAGAAAACGAAAACTGAAAAATATTTTTGAAAAATGAAAACATCCCCCGCCCCCGTGAGAACCAAAATGAGCGCATCACATAGAACAACCCGGCTTTGAAAAAATCCGAGTTATTTTATCTTAACGGGTAGGGGGGATAAACCGAACGAAAGCAGTCGAAAAAAGGCGAAACGCTTTCAAAATTGTTGAAATCAAGCCCAATCTTAAGGAGGTGATAAGATGGCACGGAAAAATAAAATTACCGATGACCCAAAAGCCGAGAAATACCAGCGTGATCGGACACAGAAACTCAAAGATAGCACCTCAAGCTGGGCTCAGTTGCAGAAAACACCTCCTGTCTACCTAAGTGACGCTGCTAAGCGCGCTTATCGGTCAATCTTACCGGCATTAGTTAAATCTGACGTTGTAAAACAACCTGATTTAGCTGTTGTCGTTGCTCTATGTGTGCAAGTAGACTTGTTCCGCCAATCTTATGATGAGATTAAAGAACATGGTATCCAGACAGCTATGTATGACATTATTGTCTCTCCTAAGGGTGAAATCATCGACGAACATCATTTCTCTGGATATAAGAAGAATCCAGCGGTTACTACCCTGAGTGATTGTACTAGTAAGATTAAGCAGTTAGCAGCTGAACTAGGATTAACGCCACAGTCACGTGCTACATTACTCAACCTCTCAGATGGGGATGATGATAGCGACCCAATGGCTGATATTGCCAAAATAATTAATGGAGGTGGTAAAGCATGAGACCGTATGATTTTAATAAATCAGATAATGTCGTTGAAGCGGTAATGAATGCTTACCATCATGAGAAAAAAGCAGGTAACTATGAAGCTATCAAAAAGAAGTATCAAGATCCTGGTACTCAATATTGCTTTGAAGTCCTAGATGGCAAATATAAGACTTCAACAATGCTGAAGCTTGCTGCTTTTCGTCAATTACAAGATTTGCGAAGAATAACAGAGGATGATTCGTTTAACTATGTCTATGACTTAGACCATGTGCGAATCATCCTTAATTTTTCAAAAATTGTGCCGGACGTTGATACTGGTAAACCAGTTCCATTGATGTTGTGGCAGAAAGCCATTTTGTCAATCATGTTTGGCTGGCGGGATAGCTTGGATAACAAGCGTTATGACCGGGTAATTGTTTCAGTTGCCCGAACTAACGGTAAAACCTATCTATCAGCAATTATCTTGACTTACTCATTCATCATTGAATCAGCTGGCAAGTCTAACCAAGATATGGCATATATTGCTCCCGTTACTAGTCAATCGAAAAAGGGGTTCTCATATCTTAAGACGACAATGGATCACTTTGCAGAAATCCCAGCTTTTAAGAAGCTGTTTGAGCAAATGGATACTCACGTGCAGAATGACCAGATTATCTCTAAGAATCCGCAAAACGTGATTCTTCGTTTAAGTCATGAATCAGGGCGATTCGATAGTCGGCACTTTGTCATGGCCGTTCTTGATGAATCAGGTTCCGATGGTGCTAAGGGTAGTCCGGCCGCAATTGCTCAGATTGCCCGGAACGTTGGTCAGGTATCATCTGGGATGATGCAGACCGGTGGTTCAATGTTTCAAATATCAACGGCTTATCCAGACCCCAATTCTTACTTTTACAAGGATGAACGAATGCTTGAACGAGTAATGAGGGATGATACTAGTCGTGACCTTGATAACTACCTTTGTTTAGTTTGGGAACAAGATTCCGTTAAAGAAACAGAACAGCCGGACACCTGGGAGAAATCCAATCCATTAATCACTTTGAGTGAAAAGAAAAAGGAGCAGATGATCCGTTCCCTGATTAATGAGCGCAATACGCATATGGCAGCGGGGAATATTCAAGAGTTCCAAAACAAGAACATGAATATTTGGTTGAAGACGAAGGCTAACACCTACTTGACCCTTGCTGATATTGAAAAATCGGTAGTTCAAGAGCCACCAATTGATATTGACGGGCGTGAGGTAACCATTGGCTTTGACAAATCAATGTATGCTGATGATACATCGGTTAGTTTTATCTTCCCTTACTCTGATGGCACTGAACATAAGTGGTTCATTGTTCAGCATTCATTCATTCCGTTAGCGTTTGCGCAAGGTTCTATTAGCCTGAAGGAAAAGCAAGACGGCATTAACTACCGTGAAGCGGCTAATTTAGGCTTTGCTGACGTTACCAAGGACGCTTACGGCTTTATTGACGATGGAGCAGTCTTCAGCTGGATTACTAATTTTGTTCAAGAACACCAGTTAGAAGTTAAAGCTTTCTGTTTCGATGCCTGGCACGCTGACGAAGCGGTTACTATGTGGATTGATCAAAAGACCGACTGGCTAACCATTCCAGTAAGACAGGGTAGTCTATCCTTGAATAAGCCAACGTTAGCTTTCAGACAGGCTATTAGCTCGGAACAGATACGCTGGCTAGATGACCCGTTGATTCGATACAGTTTCAATAACGCGGTCCTGGTAACAGATAACAACGGAGTTAAGGTCGATAAGAACAATGCTAACGCCAAGATTGATCTTGTCGATGCCACGATTGATGCTTTTTTCCGGGCACAGTATGACTTCGACGACGTTAACCTTGATAAAGAACAAAAAGATCCTTTTGCCAACATGACACCTAATCAGCGAAAGGAATACTGGAATAACTTTAGTTTTTAGGAGGTGAGAAAATGGGATTCTTTAGAAACATCTTTCGGTCACGAACGTTAGCCAACGGGACGACGCCACTACTTGTTTTTAGTGGCGGTAAAATCCAAACTGAAACAGCAATTGATGCTAATGAGGCGTTTAAAAACTCAGATGTGTTTGCAACTATTGAGCGGATAAGTTCTGATATTGCTTCGTGTTCATTCAATGCCCAGCAATATCAAACATTGCTGGATAATCCTTTTAAGCTAATGAATCCGTATTCAGGCTGGCAGTCGGTCTTAATTCAGTTATTGCTTAACGGCAACGCTTATGTGGTGTTACATCGGAATAATCAGAATTTGATTACTCAATTGGAACCAGTTCCTTCAGATGACGTTGAATTGACGTTAACTGATAATGCAGCAGATATTGTCTACACGGTTCACTATACCGATGAGCGACCTGATAATGATTATTCCAGTGCTGACATGCTGCATTTTAAGCTCGTGACACCGGGGATGGACGTTAACCAGTATACAGGGGTCAGTCCATTAATCTCACTGGTCTCAGAGCTAGGCATTCAAGATAACAGTAAGAAGTTAACTTTAACCTCGCTGATCCATGCAATCGCACCGACTAATATCTACTCGACCCCGAATGCATTAACTGATCCAAACGCCAAGGAAACTATCCGGGAAGCGTTTGAAAAAGCTAACACTGGTGATAACGCTGGGCGACTACTAGTTATGGATGCCGGAGCTAAATTGGAAACAATTGATGTAACACCAAACGTTGCTAAACTGCTAGACAATGCAACCTTTGCGCAAACTCAAATTGCGAAGGCTTTCGGCATTCCTGATAGTTACTTAAACGGTCAAGGCGACCAGCAATCATCAATTGAGATGATTAGGAGCTTATATCAGAATGCTTTAACAATGTACATTCGACCGATTGAGTCCGAACTGTCATTCAAACTTGGCTCACCAGTTAAGCTAGACGTGACAAGTGCTATTGATGTTGATCATCAACAAGAATTGACTAATATTCAGAATTTGGCTAAGGCTGGTTTAATGACACCTCGGCAAGCATTCGGATTAATGTTAGCTCATGATATTATGCCTGGTCTTGATGTTCAGCCTGAAGATTTAGCTGAGTTAAAGCAAAAGAATCAGGCTGAGCCTCAATCCACCACAAAGGAGGGAGGTGAAACAGAAGATGACAGCTCAAACAATTCCCAAAATGAATGATGTTCGCACATTTGTTGCTAATAATTTAACGGTTAGCCGAGACACAACAGACAATAGTCGCAAAGTGTCTGGCTATGCAGTTACATTTAATCAGCCATCGCAGCCGTTACCGTTTACGGAATACATCCGACCAGGAGCTTTTGATGGTGTTGATTTTAGCGAAGTGCAACTACTATATGCTCACAATTACGATAATATTTTGGCACGTGTTGACTCGGGCACTTTGTCTCTAAATGTAGATGATAAAGGGCTCTTTTTTGTTGCTCAAATTCCAGATACAACACTGGGAAATGATGTTTATGAAAACATTGAAAACGGCAACTTAAAGGGTCTTTCTTTTAATGCACAGATTGATCAAAACAATGGGGATTCATGGTCACAAACGGACAATGGCACGGTAATTCACACAATTAATCATTTCAGTTTATTAAATGAAATTAGTTTAACTTCGATTCCAGCTTATACAGAAACAAGTGTTCAAGTTAGCCGTGACTATAAGGAGGTCTTAGAGAAAATGGAAAATAACGATAATACCATTGAGCGTTCAGCGGCTTCTTCAGCTACGAGTGCGGCAAGTTCTGCTAGTTCAGCAAGTTCTAGTGCTGCTTCTACTGCTAGTTCTGCTGAACCAACCAATGCGCAAATTTATGCCATGCTGACAAAGCTAAATTCCCAAATTAAGGGGAGTGCAGCGCCAGCTTCTAGTGCTGCTAAGCGGGATGACAGCGAGGCAAGCAGTGACGATGTTGATCGTTCTGCTGCACCAGCTGATCCAGGCGACCCAACCAGTTCAAGCTCTGCTAAAAGTGCTTCAAGTGCTGCTGGGGACCCCGGGGATCCAGCTTCCAGTGCTAAATCTAGCTCAACTAGTCGTTCCGCTGCCCCTGCTAGTGATTCAATTTCACGTAGTGCAGAACCAGCAAGCAATAATGAAAATGGAGATGAAAATAATATGGCTACTAAGCTTAATGATAATAATGAAAGTATCACTCGCGACTTCGCAAACTTTTTAAAGACTGGTCAAGTATCAGACAGTATTCGCCGTGACAATAATATCGGTTTAAGCGCCGGTTCAGTTATCATTCCAGAAACAATTCTTAACTCAGAACATGAAGTACACCAATTTCCACGGTTAGGTTCATTAGTTCGGACAATTAAGGTCTCAACTACTACTGGTAAACTCCCAGTATTTCAAACCTCAACCGACAAGTTGAGCCTTCACACTGAGTTCACACCATCTAAACAACACGCTGCACCAGAGATCAAGCCAATTAACTGGGATCTGAATACTTACACAGGTAATTACGCCTTCTCCCAAGATTTGATTTCTGACAGTTCCTATGACTGGCAATCAGAACTTCAAAGTCGTTTGCAAGAATTAAAGGATAACACCCAGGATGATTTAATTATTAATGCCTTGACCAATGGGGTAACAGCCACTAAAGTAACTGACTTAGTTAACGATATTAAGACTGCTCTTAACGTTAACTTAAAGCCTCAAGATTCAGCAGCTGCTTCCATTATTCTTTCTCAATCAGCCTTCAACGAACTTGATCAAATGAAAGATCAAATGGGACGGCCATTAGTACAACCAGATGTTACTAAGGCAACCGGTCAAACTATCTTAGGTAAGACAGTAATTGTCGTTGATGACTTACTCTTCCCTGCGGCTAAGGCTGGGGACGCTAACATTGTCGTTGCTCCGCTTCAAAAGGCTGTAATCAACTTCCAAGAAAACGAAATTACCGGACAATTCCTTGATAGCTACGACATCTGGTACAAGGTCTTAGGTATCTACCTTCGTGAAGATGTTGTTCAGGCACGTCAAGACTTAATTACATTGATTACTTCAAGCACTGCAACTCAAAAGGCCGCTTCAACTTCAACTGATCCATCCCAAAAGTAATGTCATAAGAAGGTGAACAATCATGACTAATGATGAGCTTTGCCTTGAATGCATGAGTAATCTTAATCTTGATGAGATTGATGAAACCAAGCAGACAATTGCTTCCTTAGTTAGTCAAGCAGAGTCAGTAATCATGAATGCTGTTAATAATCAGGTTGCCTTAAAAGATTATCTTACTGACAGCTTGTTTGTTGCAGCAGTTGAAGCATTAACGACCCAGCTATTTTACGATCGAACGTTAGCTAATAATCTAAGCTTGGGAGTTCAGATGATGATTGTTCAGCTTCAGGCTAGATATTTTAGTTATTCAGGTGGTGATAATAATGGCAATGCCGAGAACAGCTAGTTATTCACCATATTTGTTTAGTAAAAAGGCTGATTTTGGAACAACCAAGTCAGTTTTGAATGATAATTCAGGTGTTAATGAACCGTGCTTCGTTAAGCAGTTCAGCTTACATGTGTACCCACAGAAGCGGACTCTTGACATGCAGTACCGGGCTTTGGGTACTAATTACCAGAATGCGATTACGTTAGTGGTTAGGCACACTCACCAAATCAATGACCAGTTAAAGGTTAAGTATGATGGTGAAGAGTACCAGATCATTAATATTAGTTCTGATGATTCAGCTAACTATCAGACTTACGATTTCCTGACATTACAAAAAATTGATGGGGAGAGTGGTTCAAATGGCTGATAGTTTTGATCAACAGATAATGGACTTCTTACATCATGTGCAAAAACTTAATCCTGACGTTAAAACTCAAGCTAAGATGACCAATGCTGGCGCTAAAGTATTGAAATCTAAGCTGGAGCAAACAACTCGGGAAAAGCACTATGACAGTAAGCATTACATTGCTAAGCGATACCGAGGGAAAAACATTAAGCACCTTGCTGATTCTGTGGAGTATTCCAATACAAACCTGAATGGTGAGGTTGATGGCAGTTCCATAGTGGGCTTCCAAGGGGTTAAATCATCTGGAGTTAACCATGCAAGGATTGCTCGGTTCATTAATGATGGGACTAAGAAAATGCGCGGTGATCACTTTGTTGAACACGCCCGGAAAGATTATGCTCAACAGGTATTTAAGGCAAATGCGGAGGCTTACCAGGCTCATGTAAGAGGGGATGATTAATCATGGAACTACCGGTTATTCAAGCAAGAAAATTAGTAATGTCAGCTGGTTTCACTTGGATTGATCATCTAGCTACGATGAATCTTGAACAGGAGTTCGTAGACGATAAGACCCAAACAGTTGTTTTGATTACTGAATCAGATAATGAACCTGCCTTCTATGCTAATGCTACATTCAAGGGCATTAACGCGGGAGTAGAGGTTCAGATTTTTTATAAAGAAAATATTGATTTTAATATCCAAGACGCTGAGATTAATCTTCAGCGCCTTTTTGTTAGCGATGATTGGCAAGTAAGTATTTCACGGGAACATGTATATGATCCTGACACCGGGCAGCTTACTAAGACCTTTTATTGCAATAAGAATTTCAAAATCTTAACTAATTATGGAAAGAGGGATAAATAATGCAAGGAACAAGTTTCTCTGGTATTAACTGGGTCGCATTTGGAATTATCGATCCTAATACAGGCAAGATTGTTGCCGATGCTGATAAGGGCTTATCTTCAACCGGTGTTGTCTTAGTTGATGGTGATGGTCAAGGTGCCACTACCGCTAACATCACTGGCCTAGAATCTGCCGGTCAGAAGCAATATGCCAACAATAAGGCTAAGCGGACAACTCACGGGGCACAAGCTCCTCAGGTAGCCCTAACCATGTTAGATATGCCATTTGAATACGGACAAAAGATGAAGGGTTATGTAGGCGATGGCAAGGGTGGTTACGTCCTTAAGGGTGGCAACAAGCCTAATGTTGCTATGCTGATTTGCTCGAGTGATTACTGGGGTAATGCCATGTATGATGCTTTCGCCAATGGTGAATTAATTGAAGCGGGACACAACCACGCTACTAACACCAACAACGAAGCTGACTACAACTCAACCTACACTTACTCAGGATTAGCACCTATTTTGGATAACGTCTTCATCGATCCAACAACTGGTCAACAGCAGCCTTACAAGCAATTTGCTTCTGCTGATAAAGGTTTTGATGAAGCAGCTATGCTTGCGGAAGTCTTCGGTGGTTACAAGGATGATGGTACCTTCGCAAATCATGGCAAGGTAACTAGTTCAACCTTTACCCCAACCAACCAAGACCCACAACATCCAACTCAAGCGTAAAATTAAAAACTCGCCATTGAAATAAACAGTACCTTGTGGGCGGGTTTTAGGAGGATTCAGAATGAAAATTAATGCTAAACAGATTGGCTTTAACAAGCCATTCAATGTTAAGCCAAGCGTTAAGAACTACACCAAGGCTAATGAGATGCTGATTAAGGTCTTAAAGCTTTCAGCTAATCAAACACGGGATGCAACACTCCAACCAGATAATCCTAAGTATGCCGATTTTATTCTTAAGACAATTGAACAAGAACAATCGGTTATCAGTGACGGCTTACAGTTTTTACAAGAAATCTTCAAGCTTAACGATAAGCAACTAGAACATGTTGAAGAAAGTATTCCCGGTATCAATGAGTTTGCTAACTATCTTTCATACGTTATTCAACGGATTAAAGGGATGAGTGACGGTCAAATTAAGACTGAAACTGAAAAGGAACGTAAGCGTCAAAACCAAGACCCAAAAAAATAGTGGGCGACATCTTCAAGTCAATTGATAGTGTCAAAAATGAAATTGAGGATATGAACTATCTGAAAAGGGAATTGTTCTATCAGTCTGGAGTTTTACCTTCAAGATTGGATGATGAAGATTTCTTTGAGCTACTGAAAGTTCAAAAAGCTAAGAGTCGTGAAGAACGACCACTTAGTCCAACAGAAGCCCATGCACGGCTTCGCAATATGTGAGGGAAGGAGGTAAAAGATGGCTAATAGTAATGACATTCAAAGTACGATGTCGACTAAAATTCAGGTCGATACGCAACAGGCCGGAGAAGAGGTCGCTAATTTAACTAATAAGTTCAAAAACTTAACCTCTAGCTGGAAAGCTGAGGAAGCAATGGCTAAAGCTAGTGGTGACGCTATCGGTGCTGCTAAAGCTCGCTATCAAGGATTATCAGAAACCCTTGAAGTTCAGAAACAAAAGGTTGAACAGCTTAAGCGTGAACGCCAAGACATGCAACAGACGATCCGTGAAAGCGCAACTGTTACTAAGGAGCAAACCGATGATCTAAATAAGCTGGATCGACAGTTAGCTAGTGCTTCAAATAAGTTGAACAGCTTGTCTAATCAACAAGAACGGGCTAAGCGTTCCTTTGAATATGCTAGTTCTGGGCTAAAAGAGTTAAAGAATGAGTATTACAACAATAGTCGAGCAATTGATTCTAATGTTGAAAAGCTACGTGCTGAAGGACAAACTGCCGAAGCACAGAAAGCTAAACTGTCTGGTTTAAAAATTTCCCTTGAGAATTTAACTAAACAGCAAAAAGCGGCTAAAGAGCTTGCTGATTCTGTCGCTCGTGACGAAGGTAAAAACTCAACCGCTTATCAACGACGAATTACCGACTATAACAAAATTAGTGCTGCAATTGCGAAGACTAAGACCGAAGCAGAACAGCTTTCCAAGTCACTTAATCCGCCACGTACTACTGCATGGGATACTTTTAAAACTAAAATTCTTGATGTAAATGGTGCTGAAGAAAGGGCTGCAAAAACCGGACAAAGGTTTAAGAGCGTTTTCTCCGGTGCCTTTTTAGGTACTTTAACCGCTAATATCCTGCCAGCAATGCAGAACCAATTACATCAGATAACGACAACGGGGATGCAAGCTGCACAAGCCGGAATGGCAATGGAAGCCCGGTGGAAAAACGTTGGCGTGTCTGCTTCTGGAATTAAAGAGTTGCAAACTCAGGTAGGGCAGTTAAAGACGAACACTAACTTATCAGCACAGGCAGTTAACCAACTACAATCACGTTTTTATGGGATGACTCATTCTGTAAGTATGACTAAGCAGTTAACTCAAGGTGTTGGTAGTTTGTCTGATCAGTTAAAACTATCAGATAAACAAGCCAATGGTTTTGCTAGTGGCTTAAGCCGAATTGAAGGTTCTTCTAAAGTAACTTCTAGCTCTTTAGGGCGTTTGGAAAAACAGGCACCTGGTTTAATGACCGCCTTATCTAAGGCTAGCGGTATGTCTCAGGACGCTTTCCAAAAACTAGTTGCTTCTGGGAAAATGACAACCCAGCAGTTTAATCAGTATTTAGTCGAAGCCTCTAAGAACTATGATAAGAATTCTAAAAGTTTTAGTGCATCTGCTAATGGTTCAATGCATAAATTGCAAATGGAGTGGGCCACCACTCAAGCTGCATTGGCAAAACCACTAGTTAAGGTTGAGGTAACTGGATTAAACCAGTTAAGCGCTGCACTGGAAAATAAGGATACTCAACGAGGACTACAACAGTTAGCAACTGGAATGGCTACATTAGCAGTTAACGTTGCTAAGGCGTTGGCGGTTATGGCTCGTCACCAGACAGCTGTTAAAGCTCTTGCTGTTGCTTTTGGTGGATTAGTTATTTCAATTAAGGCCTTGCGTACCTTTACTTCAACGGTCATTATGTTTCAGCAATTTACTAAAATTGTGAACGGCTCTTCATTAGCTGCGCGAGCATTTGGTGTAGCCCTTCGATTTATGACGGGACCGATTGGCATTGCGATTACTGTGATTGCTGCACTGGGTGCCGCATTCGTTGCACTGTACAAACACAACGCTAAATTTAGAGCGTTTGTTAATGGTATTGGCAAGCAACTCAAAAATATGGGTAAAAGCTTTGTCAATGCTGGTCGAGGTATATTAAAGAGTGCTGATAACTTACATAAGAAGTTATCAAAGGGCTGGTCTAACTATTGGCGACAACGACAAAGAGAACAGCAACAAGCTCAAAAACGAGAGGATCGTTATTGGGATAGTGTTCGGAAGTCAGCCACCAAGGGTTGGAACAACTTTGTAAGAAGTGCTCAAAGCGGTGCTAAACGAGTTAATAGTGCTTACCAGTCGATGAATAGCTGGACTTCTAAGCAGCTTAACAACATGGCTCGTAATCACCCGCGTACATTTGGCAATATGTATCGGTTAATTCAAGACCGTACACGCGTTTGGCACGATGTTGTTAGTGGCCACTGGTCTGATTTAGGTCGTGATACTGGACGCTTAGCTTCTGATGCATCAAGGACCAATCGTTCTATCTTTAAGTCAATGTATGACGATATTAACGATAAAACAGACGGTGGACTTGGAAGAGTTGTTAGTTCTTGGCAAAGCCATATGTCTTCAATTGGAGATGCCATTAAGTCAGCTGCTAAACATGCTGCTCAAGCAATGGCTGATTTAGCTAACCTTGTTTTGAAACCATTTAAGATCTTGATTGATGATATTCAAGGCGGGATTAACTGGATTCTTGATAAGGTCGGTGCTAGCAAGTTAGGCGGTAGTTGGTCGGCTGCTATTCCAACATTTGCTACCGGTACTGCTGGTAACCCAGATGGCTTAAAGAAGTCAACCATTGGAATGGTGAACGATGGTTAAGGTAGCCATTGGCGTGAACTATATAGTTATAAGGGTCATGTTGGCGCGTTTCCCAACAAGCGGAACTTCATTACTTATCTTCCTAAAGAAATGTCAATTCTCAACGGAGAAGATAGTCATAAGTTGATGAACATGATGGGTCTTCCTCACTTTGCAAATGGGCTTGGTGGCGGATTCACTGCATTCTTTAAGTCAATTCTTAAGGATAGTGACGCTTTACTTGAACACGTTCCTGATGTTTTGAAACACCCTGTCGACTTTGTTAAGTCAGTTTTTGACGATATGATTACTGGTCATGTTAACAGTAATATCAAGTTTGCTAAGTCATTGATTGAAGGTGTTCCACCATACATTGCTACTAAGATGGCAGAGTGGATCAAAAAACAATTTGCCAGTTTAGCTAATCCTGGTGGTGCCGGTGTTGCTCGGTGGCGTCCTTATATCATCCGTGCCTTTAAGCAATTAGGAGTCGAACCGGCTGAATGGAAAGTTGCTAAATTGCTCCGGCAAATCCAAACTGAATCAGGTGGTAATCCGTTAGCTTGGCAAGGAATTCATGATGTTAACTCAGGCGGTAATGAAGCCCGGGGACTTCTTCAATTTGCTGGCTCTACTTGGGCAGCTGATGCTCTGCCGGGTCATAAAGATTGGCGTAATGGTTACAACGAAATCTTAGCTACTATTGCTGTTCTTGAACGAGGCGGTGAAGGCGGCTGGGGTAACGTTGGTAACGGTCACGGTTGGGCTAACGGTGGCCTAATCAGTACCCACGGAATGTATGAGGTTGGCGAAGGTAATAAACCAGAGATGATTATTCCATTGTCTGCTTCTAAGCGTTCCCGTGCTTACCAATTACTTTCAGAAGTAATGGCCCAGTTTAAGCATGAAGATAACAACGGATCTGAGACACATTCAAACGGACAACTATACGATAAACAAGATTTCGTTAACGTTCAGCGGCTTATTGATGAATTGAATAATGGTATTAAAACCCTGATTTCTCTGCAACAGACACAGATTGCTGTTACAAAGGCTCAGGGTAAATTTGATCCACATCAACAATATATTCAACAAGCTCAGGCATTGAGTATGAAACTACAACAATACTAAGGAGGTAAGACAAATTGAGCGATCCCAAAATTTATTTGAAGATTGGCAATGAAGATGAAATCTGTTTAACAGACAAAATCTCTGGTCTTACTTACTTAGGTCAGAGCGATTCATCATCTTCACCACAGATAACTAATAATTATCAACAAATTTCTGGATTAGATGGTTCCCAGTTCCTCAGCCAGACCTTCGATAAGCGCACAATCAATGAACAGTTCTCCCTTGACTTCATGGATTATGAAGATTTGATTGCAACTAAGCATGAGATTTATCGACTGTTTGCTAGTCGTCAATTAATCAGAATCAGACATTCAGATAATATGGCTAAGTGCTACTTTGCATACCCATTGGCGTTTGATATAGCACCGTTTGAATCTGGAGCTACTGTCTCGACATTTACTATTCCATTTGATAATCCATCTGGTTATTGGTTTTCAGTTAATCGGAGTGATAAAGTGCATGACTTTGATGGGTCAGATGTGGCGTTTGCGTTAGGTTTTCCGAATGAAAATATTGGTAGCTACCAATATAATTCATTGAATTTCAATGTTTATAATGCATCCGATATAGCGATTGACCCTTATTTTGAGCACCACGATATGAAGATAAAGTTTTCATTTAATGGTGGAAGCTTTAATCTGCGGAACAATACCAATAACACAGGATTTAGCTATAAGAAGTCTTATGGTGGGCAGTTAACCTATGATGGTTTAAACGTATATAAGAATGATGGGTCTTCTACTGACGATAATATGAATGAGAACAGTGACTATGGGACAATTACACTTGCTCCAGGCAATAACTCATTCACTGTGTCAGGCTGCTCATCAGCTAATATTACGTTTAGTTTTCCATTTATCTACTTGATTTAGGGCGGTGGTTAATATGAAAAATGATTATTCATCGAACGGTAAAGTAATCGTATATGATCATAGCAACTTTAATCATCACGCTGCTTTAAAATCATTTTTACCTGATTCATTTACTTGGACCGTTGCAGTCAATGGGGATTATACGATTTCCTTTACAGCATACGATGATGGATCAGAAGCCTTTTCCATGTTAACTGGTCAGAACGTGATTTTAGATCATGGTGAGTTTTTTGTAATTAAGCAAACTTCTGATACTAAGGCTAATGGTGGAACTGCACTACAAATATCTGCTTCACAGGTATATACAGAACTATCTCGTCATCGTATTGCAAGTAATACTTATGATCCTGATGCACAACAAAGTACGGCTCCCACTGATTCGGATCAAAATAATCAATCAGATCAAATTACATTGGACGGTACAGCCACTACGGTTACTCCTGACAAAATTCTTCATTACTATATTGGTAATGCCAACGGTCAAAACGGCTGTGGTATGAAATGGGCAGTACATGGTAATTTCAATGCTCAACCAGTTGTATTTGAGGCAACAGACGTAAAATCGGGGATTAGTAAGATTACTGAGACCTGGACTGATGCAGTTATTTATCCGCATGGTTATTGTGTTGATGTCTATACTCATGATGAGTTCTATAAATCATACGGGCATCGGATTGATTATTTACATGACACATCACAAGTGCAATTAGATACTGATACAACGGTAATCGTAAATCAGGTTAGAGCAGTAGGTGCGACTTATTCTTCAAGTGGTACTGGAACAGCAGACACAGGGCTTCCCAACGGTGCCTTGGGTGCTGGTTCAGGAGCTGTTGCTGCTGATGCACGAAAGTATCTTGGCGTTCCTTATGTCTGGGGAGGTGCTGGCGGTGCACGTGGTGGTAATCCGTACAGCGGAATGGATTGTTCTAGCTTTGTCTCTCAGGTGTACAAGGATTTTGGCATTAACATACCGGCTTACACGGTATCAATGGAGTCAAGTTTTCACGAGATACCATACAGCCAAGTGACCACCGGGGATGTTGGCTTTTATGGTTCACATGGTCATACTACTCATATCTGTTTGATGCTAGATCACAATACAATGATTTATGAACCGCAGCCAGGTGAGAAATGTAAGACAGAACCAGTCGATTACTTCCGTCCGTCTTGGTTTGCCCGTAATGATCAAATGGCAGCGGTTGTTGCTAAATCATCAGATGATAGTGGTACAGCTATGACTGAGACTTATAACGATACCAGTGCTCAATATTACTTCCAACCATTCATAGTTAGAGATAAGGAATCTATCAAGCGTTGGGGAACTTTTGAAGGCGAAGATGTTACTAATGACACAATAACTGATGCAGGACAAATGAAAGATTATGCTCTGAAGCAGATGGTGCTTAATCCTTCAATCTCCATTACTGTTACTAAAATTACTAATGAAAAGCCAATCATTGGTGAGAAAATACGATTAGAGATTAAACCAATTAATTATGTGACATTTGTAAATGTGACAGGTTTTACTTGGTATCCATATAGTAATAGCACCGCTACTACGATTAATCTAAACAGTAATCCTAAGACTATTTTGGACTACGATGCTTCATTTCATAATTCAACGGAAAAAACGAGCACGATTGTTAATAATTGGCAAAAGATGACTTGGACTAAGCAGGAGGTGAGAACATTTGGCGAAAACATCCAAAATGCAAACGATGATTCTAACAAGTCAGGATCAACTAAAAAATCTGGATAACGTTGGCGCTGTATTAATTTATCCTAGTAAGATAACAACAAGTGGATTGATTCAATCTGCAACTAGTAACGACTTAGTAGTTAACTGTATTGTTGATGATGATCCAGATAATGCATTTATTGGTCAGTCGTTATCTCAATTAGGTTATCCTAGTGGTTGCTATATAGCGATTAATTACCAGAACAAGAAGAACACTAAGGAAATCACAGATGCATTTAGTAGTAGCCTACAGCTAGGATACCGAGCGGCAATTATTATTAATAAGTCCGATTATACTCAGGATGATTTCAAGACATTTAGCCAATATGGAATTATTGTTATTGATCATAAAGATGTTAAAAATCATATACTAACCGTTCCCGAATTTCTTACCTCTCGTTCTTTGGCAATGATTCGTGACTACACAAATGTTGATATATCTAACGTTGGTCCGGGAGCATTTGTCGGTGTTGGTAAAGATACTTCTGGTCTAGGTGGTGGTCGTTCGTTTGGTTATTCGACTAATGGTCAGGATTTTTACGCAGTAATTACGCCTAAAGGATTAGTTTTTCGGCAAATTGACGCTTTGCGAATGTGGAGATTGCTTAAACCACAACAGGTTGCTCAAATTGGCGATTTCTTTAACAATAAAGTTGCTAAAGAGATTGAGGCACAGAACGAAAGCTTGAAGTCTGCTGTGGCAACGGCTACTAGTGCAGTTAATGCAGCTAACCAGGCAGTTAACGATTCCAAAGTTAATTCAGATGCCATTAATGTCATGAAATCTGCTACTAGTTCGGTTAAGTCAGATGCCGATGCCGCAATACAACAAGCAAATTCAGCGGTTAGTGCTATTTCTGCTCAAATAGCAGAGGTGGAAAAGTCAGTTGCAGACACTAACTCAGCTAATAAGTCAGCAGTAGATGCACTGAAGGGCAATATTAGTGACGCTCAACAAACTATTAGCGATGTAAGTAAGAATTTATCGACTGTATCAGCTAACCTTGATACTTATGCTAAAAGTGCTGCTGAACAGGGACATGATATTACCTCTTTGAAGAATCAACAGGGTAAGCTTGAAGCTGATATGGCGAGCGTATCGGGTAATGTTGCTCAACTTACCGCCACAACGGATAAGCTACAAGCCAACATTAAGGACAATAGCGGTAACATTGCTTCACTGCAAGAAACCGCTAGTCAAACGGCAGTAAGCATTCAAAATGCTCAGTCACAAGTAGCTTCAGTTATTGCAACAGCTGGTCAGTTACAGTCATTGATAACTGATCAGAATAAGCAAATTACTTCAATTCAGCAGACAGCAAGTGCTGCTTCGGTATCTGCTTCTGATGCAAAAAGTAATGCAGTACAAGCACAACTGACGGCAAGTGCTGCAACGGTGGTAGCTGGTAATGCAAAGGCAGAAGCATTAAGTGTTTCGGCAACTGCTAGTGAAGCTAAGTTAACCGCTACTAATGCTAATTCACAAGCGATGCAGGCTAATGCTACCGCAAGTGGTGTGGCAGTTGACTTAAAATCCGTTGAAGGTAATGTTAAGGCTAATAGTGATAAGGCTGACAGCAATGCTCAACAGCTATCTGCGGTTAGTCAAAAGGTAACAACTAACGAGGCTAATATCAGTGCTACCCAAAAGCAGATCGAAGCCAAGGCGGACAAAACGGTTACTGATAGCCTTAATAAATCGGTTCAGGAACAGCAGGCTCAACAAAAGATCCTTGCTGACCAGATTGTTTCAAAAGTTAGTTCGGCAGATGTTGAGAAAATGGTTGATGGTAAGGGTTTTGCAACTAAAGACCTAGTAGAATCATCAATTACTCAAGCTTCCGGTAAGATTAATGAGACGATTACTAACCTTCAGGGCAATTTGCAGAATATTACTGCCGATTTAACAGGCTTGCAGTCAACCGTTAAAGATAAGGCTGATCAGTCGCAGATTACTCAGCTAACTAATATTGTTCAGTCGAAAGTTAGTTCTAAGGATTACCAAACGGCAATCAGTCAGTTAACCAACGACATTAACGCTAAAGTAGCTAAAGGTGATTTGATTAGTCAAATTAATATAGAAGCCGGACAGACATTGATCCAATCGAAGAAGCTTTTCTTAGATGCTGATTCGGTTGTTTTCTCAGGAAAAGCTTTTATTCCTGATGCTGCGATTGCTAACCTAAGTTTGGATAAATTGACAACGGGGCATTTAACCGTTCCGATTGCTGATGAGTATGGCAACCAGATTGAGATGGGTAATTCTGGGATTGATCTTATATCGGCTAGTGAACCGATCAATTATTCCTCAAATTATGCCCCATCGGAAGGGCCTTCTAATGATAAAAGCACATTTAGACTTAACTTAAGTTCGAGTGGTATTTCATTCACTGACCGGATTGAGTATGGTGATACGTCACCACACAATAATAAATTTGATGATTATCAGTTTGTTAATTTACAACCTGATATACTTCATGCATCTGATGGAGATACTGATATGGTAACTATTCCCAGCGGAATGACAATGTATATACCAGTTAACTATTCTAGTGACTTAGGGCCAAAATCGCCCGGTGGATTTTTTGCTTTAGGACATGAAATAACTAGTGAAGCTAATGGTACCGATAGGGGCGTTGATATTGCTTACGTTACTAAAGAGATTAATGGTTGGGAGATGGGACTACACGTTAGAACACCAATGCATATTTTGCCACCCGGTGCCGATCACGGCATCCGAACAACATGGGTTAGCTGGTCTAACTGGGATAATGGAGAAAAATACCCAGCCTTTGTTCAAGAAGGTTCAAATTGGGGAGGAATTGCCTTTCCCAAATCTGGACGGGTAACATTGTTTGATGCCAATGGACGTTACTACACTCCTGATAGAAATACAGGAATTGGCCCTTATAACAATTACGGAGGATCATAATGCAAAAGACAGTAGTGTTAACCGATGAAGTCAAGAACTCTGATGAACGAGTGATTGCTCAGATGCGGGTAGTCCTTAACGGTGATGGTTCAACGCCTAACGTGATGACAATGGGGACTGATAACCCAGTTGGCTATAACGATGATGGCACACCGATTTTTCCAGATGTCGATAGTAGCTTACTTAAGTCAGCTCAACAGCAGATGATGGCACAGGCAATTCAAGTTCAAAAGGAATTGACTAAGGAAAATGGCGGTGACCCATCTAAGGTTAATGTGATTGGTGCTGAGACTGAAACGAAGGCAACACCCACGCCGCAACAGACGATTCAAGCTTCGATGATGAAGAGCATCGCATCATTACAAGCTCAGGTATTGCAATTAAAGAAGGAGACTAATAAAGATAATGGAAACTAAGGATGTATTAACCAAGTTAGCAATCCGTAATGCTAACCTTGAAATTGAGATTGCTACATTGCAAACACAAAACGATGAATTAAAACAGAAACTAGCTGATTTGGAAAGCGACGACAAGAGTTCACAGAACAAGAAAAAGTAGGCGATTAAATGGCAACTGATGTTATTAAACAAATATCACAGTACAAATATATCTACTTTGGCTTTGACCCAGCAGGTGAAAATAGTTCTAATCCATGGAAAGCTACTCCAGTATTGAGTGGTTCAAATGATGCGATTAACTGGAATGTGATTGCAGAATTTCCACAATTAGGAAATTTACGCGATGGCAATATCGCTAAGTACAATGATTACTACTGGATTACCGGGACGACCGGATTGTACCGCACTAAGGACTTTCAGACGTTTAAGTCGTTTGACGTATCATTCTTACAGCGAGATGGTTATACCGACATCTGGGCCCCAGAGTTCTTCACTGATTATAGTGATAACTGGCACTTGGTTTGGGGCGCGGTATCCGATTCTCGACACGTTTATGTAGCAGACTTTGACCCTGAAACGGGTGAAGTTACTAATTCATGGCAGATGGTCAATGAAGATCATGGAATGGATCCTCATATCTGGAAGATGAATGGTAAGTATTACCTATCAATTGATGCTTATTGGTTGTATGAAGCTGATTCATACATGGGACCATATACATTGATTAAGAACAATATCGAACACTCAGACGAGAATGGTAAAACAATCTGGTATGAAGCCGGGGAAACCTTAGTAGATGGTGACACCATCTACTTCTACTGTGATCACATTACCGGCTCAGTTCCTGGAGTTGCCGATTCTGGTCAGATGGTTGTACAGACCGCTAATATTCACGACCTTAGCAAGTGGACTGGTCCGCAAAATGTAACCTCAAGTATTAACATGCGTCACGGGTCATTCTTAAAAGTTGAATCAGGTTCCGATGCAACGGTCACTAAAGTTAACTTGACTCACGTTGATAAGCCGTTTGATCTCGGCAGCAATACCAAACATAACTATGAACAGTGTCTCTCTGCAATCAACACAATTTATAACCGATTCGGTAAGCTGCTAGGTGACGATGTAGGTGCTAAACCAGATCACTTGCAACTGCGAAGTTCCGGATTGGACCGTAATGCCTGGTTGTATATTGTTCATGTGTTCGACCAGCTAGAATTAGAAATTAATAAAGCCGTTGGAGTATTTCGCTCTAACGGCTTTGCTAATATTCGGACCAAAAAGGATTTTGATTATATTGAACTAGTTCGACCATTGAATTTGATGATTGATACCAGCTATCAAACTACTTTGAACAACAACTGGGATCAAGTTCAGACTACTTTAAATGATTTACTGGCGGTTCTTACTAAGTTCCACGTATAGAAAGGAGATAAACAATGGCTTATAAAGATTATTTAGAGGTCGACATTGAAAAACCAGTCTCGACTTTTGTCGACTTAACTAATTACTTCCAAGCCCGGGTGGGTGACGCTAGGGCTTACTGCAAGCTTCATATTAAGTCGGGCAGTAATTCTGTCGATATGACAAACCATAAAATGAGATTTTATGGCAAGGACAGTAACGCCACCCCATTTACGGCAGCTGGTGGTTTTGATGATGACCAACCGGGTGATGACCGACAATTAGGGTTAATTACCTTTTACTTTCCAGAAGGGATTTTCCAAAAAGAAGGTAAGTGGCAAGAAGCCTATTTCAAGATTCAAGGCGAAGACGGCTCTGATATTTCAACAGTTAACTTAACCTTGAATGTTTTACCAAGTCAGGTTGAAATGGGAATCAGTGTTCGGCCATTTATTCCGGAATTGGAAAAGACCCGAACTAAAATCAATCAGGCTTTACGGGAAATGAACGCTCAGCAATTGTTGAATCAAATTGAATCGATGAAAACAACTGTTGGAGCTTACACCGACTTGATTGAGCAACACGCTGTGCTTAACAAGCCGGAAACGGTTGATTTAGTTAGCGGAATTGTTAACCCATTCCGTCAACAATTAACTAGTCAGATGGACTCATTAAGTTCCAGCGTTACTAGTCAAATGAATGCGGTAAAAGCAGATGTTACTGCTCAATTAGAGAAAAATAAAGTTAGATATGAATATTTCAGCGGTACTATGCTTAATGGATGTACTGGCTGGATTGGTGGCTGTCTGGTATATATTCAAAATATCGCTATTGGATTCATCATGGGGTGGACGCATTTTCCCGAGAAGTCTTGGAAAAACATTAATTTTGCCACTAATCCACTAGCATCAAAAGTGGACTTTTCAAACTTACCAGCGGGAGCAACTATTATGATGATGCCAGCAGGAACACAAGCTCGGCGAGCAATGAAGTGTGCGCCTGACGAAAAGAGTGGCTTTCAACAAATTGGCTTATGGAACTCTGAAAATGACTATAATTCAGAAGTCTATGATCCTGCCGCTGATTTTACCTATGAGTTCTCATTTGTTGCCAGTCCTGATCAACTAAAGTAAGGGGGCTAAATAATGAATAACGATGTGGTTACAGCATATGTCTATGACACGCTTGATAAGAATAAGCTCATTGGGACAATTAAGGTCCCACGTGGCTCTGAATTACTGGTCGGCCAAACTTATATCAAACCTGCCGATGGTCTGTATGGAACTCCAATGTTCGATGAAGACCAGCTACGATGGTTTGGAATGAGTAAGGAAGAGTGGCTGAAGTCCGATCATTTAAATGGTGGGGAACCAACCAATACGCCAAGTCCACAACAACAGTTAATGGCTAGCTTAATGAAAACTAATGCTGATTTACAAAAGCAAGTTAAGCTACAAGCCACGGTCAACGCAACGATGATGAAGAGTATTGCTGAGCTTAAATTAAAAACTAAGTAGGAGGTAATTACATGGCTAATGATGTAATGTTTAACTTTTATAAGTCCTATTATGAAATGGGATTGTTTACGGCAGATGATATTAAGCTGTTTGCAGAAGTCAATGATTTGACCCAAGAGCAAGCTAATCAAATCCTTCAACCAGCAGCATAAAGAAAATACATAGTCGCCATAGAAAATCACAATACATAAATAAAGCGTACGAAAGCGTTAAAAATTTAACGCAATCGCACGCTTTTTGTTATGGGCGGCTTTGGGAAAGGAGACAAAATGAGAACACTTGTATTAGATGATGACTGGGGCAAGTGGAAGTTCGGTGATACGGATGCTGTAATGACATTCACACCAAAGACCGATGACAATACCCTTAGTTATGATAACAACGTGTTAACTTTTAAGATCGCACAAGCTGACGGTCTCAACAGTGGGGACTATATCGCTAGTGCTCCGGGTCATGTTGCTAGCAACAGCCAGGATGTGGAATTAGATACGTCTGATTTAGCACAATTAGAGCCTGGTACCTATGCGGTAGAACTCTGGATTACTAATAGCATAACGAGAAAGACTCAGGTCTACCCATCTGATTCATATTGCTTTTTCACCATTGATCAGAACACGATGGGTGTAACTGATATTAGTAACATCTCAAATAAAACACTTCAAGCGGTCTATGCTGACTTGCTCCAAAAGGTCAATGCTTTTAAGCAAGGGGTAGCTGGTGAGGATGGGGTAACCCCTAAATTGGTTGCTGGTACTGTTACTAAATTACCATCTGACGCTCAACCAACCTTCTTATTAACACCACTATCGACTGATCCGAATACCTATCGGATTGATTTAGGCTTACCAGCGGGACCAAAAGGTGATAAGGGAGACAGCATAAAGGGAGATAAAGGTGATCCCGGTGATGATGGAGTTACTCCTCATATTGACAAAGCTACTGGTGATTGGTTCGTTGGTAGCTTAGATACGATGGTCAAAGCCCAAGGGCCAGCTGGAGAAGTACCTGATATGAGTCAGTTTGTCAAAGTGGATGCGCTGAATGATCAACTAACAGCAATTAATGCTGCAATTAAGTCACGAGTTACTAGCGATCAGTTGCAAGCCGTTGCAGACGCTAACGGTCAAACGTTAAGCAAGCTCAATAGCTTAATTAATAGTCTTTCCAGCGCATCTGTTTCAACTTCACAGAGCAATTCAACTAGTTCTAGTAGCTCCACTTCGCAAAGTATGAGTTCTAGTAGCTCCGCTTCAACCTCAACCAGTGCTAGTGCTTCGCAAAGTATGAGTTCTTCGATTAGCTCTAGCCCATCCGCTTCACAGTCAATTAGTGCTTCGGCTTCAACCAGTTCCAGCATGAGTTCATCGTTAAGCGCTAGTGCTAGTCAATCAGCTTCCGCAAGTGCTCCAACCAGTACTTCACAAGCTAATAGATAGAGGGTGAAGAAATGAATTGGATTACACCACATTCTTTCTTATCTCTTAATTGGGATGAATGGGCTTCAATCATTGCTATTCTAACTGCAATTGCGTTGATACTTCGCTGGTTAATTAGCAAGGCTGATGTGCAACTTTTTGGACCGATTCGAGAACAATTAAGTGATGTTAATGCTGGGCTAAAAGAGTTTAATCAACGCCAGCGAAAGGCAGAATTACGACTTGAGAATGGTGATAAGAAGTTTATTCGGCATGATGAAGAACTGAAGGATCATGAGCGAAGAATTACTAATTTGGAGGAACGAAGATGAACGAGATTATTAATGCAATTCCTGAATATGTAATTACGTTAGTCGTTTCAACGGCCATTGTGTATGCATTTAAGTATTTGGAAAACTTGATTCATGCTAAGACACTACATGCAAAGACAGCTCAATCAAAAGAGCTGTGGAGTTTTATTGAACAAGTAGCTGATACGGCAGTTAGCTCACTGGTTAATGCCCAAATGTCTGGCAATGACAAGTTCAATCAAGCAACCACAATTGTTCAAGACGTTTTGGCTAAGCGTGGCTTTACTAATGTTGACATGAAAGCGATTGAATCAGCAGTCCAAGCGGCTTATGAAAAGTCAGACTTGACTGGCAATGATACTACTGACCCTGTTAAGGCTGCCATTAAAACCGCACCTAACCGGGCTAACGATTTAACAAAGGAGGCTGATTAGCA